TATATATATTTATGTAGAAAATTTTTTATAAAATTATATTTTTTAAACATTTTTATGATAAATAAATTTTACTAAAAACTAAATGCTTTTTATATTAGTATAAAGTAATATTATAATATTATTAATATATATTATTAATATGCTTTATAATATATTAATACCAATGGCAGGGGAAGGCAGTCGTTTTGGTTATAAATTTAAACCATTATTAAAATTAGATGATAGAACATTTATAGAACATGTATTAGATTCATTTATAGTTTATAATGAAAGTATATTATATTATTACTTCATTATAACAAAAGACCAAGAAGAAAAATATAATGTATCACAATCATTAAATATACTATTTAATAAAATAAAACACAAAATTAAAATACTTTATTTGGATAAAAAAACAGATGGCCCATATCAATCAATCATAAATGGTATTATGGAAAAAATAGATAATGTAATTATATGTGATTGCGACCATAAGATAATAATTAATCCAATTATTGAATTACTAGAAACTAATAAAGATATTGATATAATTATTCCCATATGGGATATAAAACCATCTGAATATAATAATTGGGGTAAAGTCTTAGTAGACAATAATGTTAATATTAATTATTATGAAAAAGAAAATGTATTATGTAAAAATAATGAAAAATTATATGGTATTATTGGATGCTATTATTTAAAATCAACTACCTTATTAGATTTTAAAGCACCATATATTAATATGAGTAATTTTTTTAAATCTAAATTGTATACTAATCTAAATATAATTAATTGTAAGATTAATGATGCATATTTTTTTGGAACTCCCAAAATGGTTGAACAATATATTGAAATACGTAGAACTTATGAAAATGTAATATGTGATATAGATGGTGTATTATTTAAACATAATCCACATTCTAATACAAATGAAGATGATATTACTTTGATTGGTAATTGTAGTGATAAATTATTAGAATGGAAAAAACAAAATAAAAAAATAATATTAATGACAGCACGTTCTAAAAATACAGAAAAAGACCTTCTACAATTATTAAAAAATAAAAATATTTATTACGATGAATTAATAATGGGTGTAAATCCAGGAACAAGATATGTAGTAAATGATATAAAACCATCACATATTTTTACAAAACAAGCTATTGAAATAAATTTAACAAGAGATAATGGAATAACTCATTTAAATTTAGAGGAAAATATAAATAATAATATAAATATAATACAAAAATTAAAAGGAGGGTCTTTTAGCACAACTTATTTATTAGAAAATGATAATAAAAAGTTTGTTAGAAAATATATAATTAAAACAAATGAAGATATTGAACATTATTATAAATTAAAAAGACAATGCGATGATTTAAAAAGATTTAATTATTATTGTAATAATATTGTTCCTACCATATTGAATGAGGTTGATACATCTTTTGATTATTATTATGATATGAACTTTTTAGAAAATTATGAACAATTAAATATGTTTGATTCTACTATTCAAAAAAAAGTAACTACATGTGTATTAGATAAATTAAATAAAAATATATATTGTTATAAAAAAGAATTAAATGAATATGAAAAAAAAAAATTTATGGATGATTATTTGAATAATAAAATTTATTGTAAATTAGATAAATTTGAAAAAAGTTGTAATATAATGGATTATTTAATTAATAGTAATCAGATTCAGATAAATGGTAATAAATATTATGGATTAAGAAGAATTTTGAAAGAAATAAATGTATATAATTATAGTCCTAATTTTTTATGTCCAATACATGGAGATTTAACTTATGAGAATATATTATACAACTATTCAAATGATGATATAAAGTTAATAGACATGGAGGGAAGTCAGTATGTTGACACACCATTATTTGATTTAGGTAAATTATTTCAATCAGTTGTTTCACAATATGAAATATGGTCCAATTTAGATAATATTATTTTAGATGATAATATAAATAATTTGAAATGCAACGATACATATTTTAATAATGATAAGGATATTAGTTTTTTATTAGAAAAATTTAAAACCGTATTAATAATTGATAATATAGAATTAATAAACAAGTATGGGATATTTTATATGGGAAATATTTTTATTAGATTTATTCCTTTTAGATTAAAAGTAAATAAAAATCAGGGAATTTTTGCTTTAATAATGGCAATCGTTTGGTTTAATAAACTAAATATATAAATATTATATATGATAAATAATATTGAAATATATTATGATGGTGTTAATATAAAGAATAATAATTCAGATATAATTAAAGGGTTTACTACAAATATATCATTTTTAAAACAAGCAGGTATAATAGACTATGATAAATTTATAAAAGATTGTTTATTAAATACCAATGGACGCCCAATATCATTTCAATTATTTGATGATGATGATAATGATATAGAGAAAACTGCAAAAAAAATACAATCTTATGACTCTTCAATATTTGTTAAAGTGCCTGTTATAAAAACAAATGGTTTATATAATAATTATATAATTTCAAAATTACATAAACAGAATATACAAATAAATGTAACAGCCATATTCACAAAAGACCAAATAGATTCATTAAAAAATTGTTTTAATGATAATTATAAAGTAATTATTTCTATTTTAGGCGGTAGAGTAAACGATTGTGGAATTGATTGTAGCGATGTTGTAAAACATGCAGTAGAGACATTTAAAGATTATCCTAATATTAAAATTTTATGGGCTGCATGTAGAAGTATATATAATATAATAGAAGCAGCAAACCAAGGAGCACATATTGTTACAGTTCCAGATAGTGTTTTATCTCGTTTATCACGATTAAATCAAACACCTGAAGAAGCATCTCTTGATACAGTAAAAACATTTAGAATGGATGGAATAAATGGAAATATAAAATTTAATTATTAGAATATAAAGTAATATTTATAACTACTTTATATTATGGAAAATAACTCTGATGATTTATGGATAAATAAATACAAGCCAACTAATATAAAACATATAATTGGAAATCAAAAACAAATACAAGATATAATTAGTTGGTTAGGAAATTTAAAAAAAAATTCAAACTCATTAATTATTAATGGAAATCAGGGAATTGGTAAAACTCATATAATTAAATTAATATTAGAGGAATTTAATTATATTACTCGTATTATTAATCCAAATGATATAAAAGACCATCGAATATTTGATGATATTGCTGACTATAATAATTATAATAATTCAATCTATAGTAAAATTAATTTTAATAATAATATGAATCATAATAAGATAGCATTAATTTTTGATGAAATAGAGAACATCACATTAAATAGTGAAAAAAAATATGTTATGAATATTCACAAAGAGAATAATAAAAATAAAATTTACCCTTTAATTTTTATATCCAATAACCAACACTCAAAATTATTAAATGATTTGAAAAAAAATTCAAGTGAAATCCTACTAACTACTCCAACTAATGATGAATTAAAATTGATGATAAAAAAAATAATCTATAATGAGAATATACAGTTTGCAACAAATTCTATTTATGATAAAATAATAGAATTTGCTCAACATGATATTAGAAGATTAATTAATTTATTACAAGAATTATCATACCACGCAGTAAATAATATTATTACAGATAAAATAATAGATGAGTTTATAGAAAAATCACGAGAAAAAAATATTAATATTGGCTTGGTTAATTCTACTAAAAAATTATTAAATAATTATTTAGATTATGATGTAATTATTAAATTATATGAATCTGAAAAAGTTCTCTTACCTTTATTAATTCACGAAAACTATATTAAAAAAATCTTAAATAAATCACAAGATAGTATTAAGACAATTATGGACATACTAATAAATATTTCAGATTCCATATCAATTGGTGATAATATAGAAACATCTATATATACAGACCAAAATTGGTATTTACAAAATATTCACGGTTTCTATACCTGTATAAATACATCATATTGGATTAATAAAATGAAAATAAATAATAAATTAGCAAGTAGTGATATTAAATTTAGTGCAGATTTAAATAAGACATCATTAAAAAATATAAATAGAAAAAATATATTGAATTTATCTAAAATAATTAATAATAAATCAAATAATGATATATTAATGCTAAATGCCATATGTAATAAATTAATAACAACAGATGAAAATAAATTAATTAATATTCTGACTAATTATAATAAGGATTTGACTATTAAGCAAATTGAATTATGTCTAAAGATAGATAAAACAACAGAATATAATACTCTTGCATCAAAGGATAAGAAACGAATAAATAAGCAGATTCTTTAGATAAACTTTTCTTTAATTGTTTGTAATGATATGAACTCAATATCATTATCTTCATTATAAGGATTAAAATAATATATGTCATTTGAAAGATATAATAATAGTTGATTTATCAAATCTAACATCTTAGTATCCTTTACTAATATTGTATCCTGAGTTAATAATTGATAATAAAATAATGAAATTTTATCTGATGAATTTTCAAATAAATGATTAAATGATTTTATTCTATTAATATTTTTTATTGTTTTTTGGTCTGTATTTGCTATTGATGATGCCCATACAAATAATTTATTAGATGGTTGGTAAAGACCATAAATATTATAAGTACCTGATAATATTTTTTTATTATCATTAATTAATGATAATAATTTTGTATTATTTTTCATTTCAAACTTAATTAGATATTTATTCTTTTTATTTAATATTTTATTTATTTTATTTGTCATTGTCTTATCATTTTCTATAATTTTATCTATTATATTCATTATATAATAATTAATATAATAATTATATTTTAATATAAAATATTTTTATCTAATTTATAATATATAAATGAATTCTATGCACAAATTATTAGTTGCTATTATACTAGTCATATTAGCATTATATTATGTGATTCCTTATCTTCATGAATGTTATCAAACTGAAAACTGGGAAAATACAGATAAGACCAAAATGATTTTTGATAATAATAATGATGGTATCCTCAAACTAGATGAATTAAAATGCTCATCCCAGTGTTGTAAGTTTAATCAATGGCCATTACCACTTGATATGCAACCTCAAAAGTCTGATTATATTGGTAGTAATTTCTCATGTAATAATGGCCAATCAAGTGGTGGCTGTGTTTGTATGGAATCTAAAGATGCCGCTACATTAGAAAATCATGCAGGAAATTTAATAAATAATTCTTGTAATAAATAAAAATATTTTATAAAATAATAATCTAAACTTATTAATAATGAGTAACTGTTTAGTTGAGATAAAAAAAGAATTCACAATACACTTAGTTAACTTACTTAATCCATTAATTTATGAAGGGATACAATCAATTTATGACAGAGCATTAAAATGTTGTGAAACAAATGTATTAAAAACATTTCAAGATTTTCTTTCAGAAATTCCAAATTGGAGCCAATTAATTATAGATGAGGAATATAATAGAATAAAAGCACGAATGCCAATATATTTTGAACCATTATTAAAAGCAACAATCGAATCTAATATAACATTGTTAACTTCGTGTAGTTTAAATAATAATAAGCAAGTTTTATTAGAACCAGATACAAAAGTATTTATACAATTATCATATAAAGAAGCAGCAAGAGAATTTTATAATAATCCCATATTATTATATCATAAATATACACCTATTGAAATTAAAAAAAATCAACGTGATTCATTAGACATAATTAAGCAGAGTATTCAAAATGCTATTAGAAAAATATTACCAATGGAAGATATTGTAAATAAATATCTTACAAAACTATCTGTATTAGAAGACCAACATAATAATGATATTAATACTGATAAAAAAGAAACTATTAAAGATGCAATTAAAAATATAGTTAAAGGAGAAAACAAAACAACAACACCTGATAATTTATTAGATAAAATTGAAATGAAATTACATACTGAAATTTATCCTAGTGTGAATGAGATAACTAAACAAAAAAGTAATATAACATCTGAAATTGATAGTAAATTACCAATATCTTCAGAAGTTCGCAATAAAACTCTAGATACAAAATTAGAGAATGCATTAAAAGAATTGGGAAATAGTGAAACAGATGTAGATACAGGAGTGCATTATACTCCTGAGAACAATCCAAAAAACTATCAAGAAATCTATAATAATAATCCTACTAATTATTTTCATCCTATGGATAAAAAATAAAATTATAAATTAACTGATTTAATTGAAGGTGATACCATATCTAAAACAGCAAATGTAATAGATGCAATTGCTGATATTATTGTATTTTCTTTTATTGATACTTTATTTTCAGGTATATATTTAATTGAAACAAATACTACAAATGCTATTATTAAATATTTAAATAATTTATGAAATAAATCAGTTTTATTTTGTTTTATCATTATATTAATATTTAGAAAAAAATATAATATTTTCTTTTTATATTTTAATGAATATAATTATAAGAAACTTATTAATCGTAATAGGGGTATTTGTATTATTTGTTTGGTTACAATATAGAGAAGACATTCAAAATAAAAAAAAAGAATCTAGTTTATATGATAAATATAAGAAACCTTTATTATTTTCTGCTATTATAGGTTTAATATTACATTTAAATTTATCTAATTGTACAAATATATTAATAGAAGATATTAAAATAATAGAAGATATAACACCAGTAGTAGAACAAGTAAATATTCCAAATGAACATGAAATATATACTACACTTGCCAAATTTTAAATTGCCAAATTTTAAATTATTATATAATAATTTTCTATTATTATATAATGACTACTAAAGATGTTAGATTTGGTGCATCGTATCTCCAATTAAAAAAATTTAATATTAATGAAATGGTTGACCATTGTACAATTGCAATGATTGCAAAAAGAGCAACAGGTAAGTCTTTCTTGACTAGAGAAATAATGTATCATAAAAGAGACTTGGCAGCAGCTATTGCAATTAGTAGAACAGAAGAACTAAACTCCTTTTACTCTGAATTTATCCCAGGAACTTATATATTTTCAGAATATAGTTCTGATATTCTAACTAACGTATATCAGAGACAATCTAAAATTAATGAAGATAATAAATTGAGGATTAAGACTGGAAAGAAAACAAAAGATGATGCAATAATGTTAATTATGGATGATTGTATGAGTTCTAAAGGAACATGGTTAAAAGACCCTAATATACAAGAATTATTTTTTAATGGTCGTCACCATCATATTTCTTTTATTCTTACAATGCAATTCTCTTTAGGTATTCCTCCAGAATTACGCTCAAATTTTGATTATATTTTTCTATTAGCAGAAGATGCAACTAGTAATAGAAAACGCTTATATGACCATTACGCTGGAATGTTTCCTACTTTTGAAATATTCCAACAAGTATTTTCAGATGTTACTGAAAATTATGGTGTTATGGTTATTAATAATAGAGTACATAGTAAAAATATTGCTGATAAAGTATTTTGGTATAAGGCTAAAGAAGTTCCTAATTTTAAGATTGGTTGTAATAAATTTCATAGATATCATAAATCAGCATATAATAAAAATTGGAAAAATCAAGTCCCCATATTTGATGCTAGTGCATTAATGGCAAAGAAAAGAAATGCTGTACGTGTTATTGTAGAAAAAATTAAAGACTAGTATCATTTTTAACTGGAAGTGTATTTAATACAGTAGGAGTAGCTTCATTTAATTTGCTATCAATTAAAGCTAACTGTTCTTCAATTGTTTTCTTTTTATTTTCCATTGTATTAATATTATCTTCCATAGTTTTTAATCTCTTCTCAATATCTTTCTTTTCAGTTTCATCAGCTATATTTAATTTATCTTTTAATTCATCCATATTTTTATTTTGTGTTTCCATATTATCTATAATATTCTTTCTGACCATGTCATTCTTACGTTGTTCGTGAAATAGTTTTGCCTTATCTTGATTATCAACATATGATTTCATCATACTATTAAGTTGTTCATTTGCATATTCAAAATCCTTAACATACTTGGAATCTGGGTCAGGGTCATGAGGCAACCATTTACCCATTTCACCAACAAATACATGATGATATGGGTCACATTCTTGAAGTCTCTTAGCGTGTTTACAAGCACCCTCATAATCTTCAAATACACCACGGATTTTAATACCGCTTAATGTGGTATTATCTTCTTTTTGAGGTTTTAAGAAAGACATACAAACATATTTCTGATTGGATGGAAGAAGACTATCTTCAGTTAAATAATCTGGTTTATTTGACATATATATTATATATTTAAAATTTCTTTTAAATCAATTTATATATAGAGATTTGGTTGAGCACTATTATCTATACTTTGATACTTTGCTAACCATGCAGAATTTTGAAGAAACATATCTTTAAAAATTGTAGCGGGTCTTTGGGTATAAGCATCATGGTTCATAGCATCATTTGTTTGCGGGTCCATTATACGTGGAATATAAGTTTTATTATTATAACTTTTTGTGACATAAATTGTCATCATAATAATTCCTAAACATAAAATTATTAATGATATATTATGCAATATATGATTCATTAAATATAATAAGAAAATTATTTAAATGATGATATATATTCCCAATTTAAATCTTTGCAAATTTTAGACCAAATTTGGTCATTTTCCATAATTTTATCAGAATCTTTGTGCAATGGAAAACATTCTAATAAATGGTCTAATTCTAATAATTCACAAAATTTATGAAGAACATATGAATATGATAAAAAATTCTTTCTATTAATATTTTTATGTTCTTCCCATGGGTCTTGAATTTTAACAAACATTGATATGAATACTCGTTCCATATCTCTTGTTATTTTTGGTGGTGGTAAGTTATTTAATTTATTTATAATATAATGAATATGTTCATAATAGTTATTATATTTAAGTTTCTTTAATATATTTTTCATTTTAATTCTTGTAATTACCGATAAATCAGTAATATGATTTTTATTTAATTCTTTAACAATATCAATAAATATTTGTTCTGGAATTTCAGGGCTTTGTTTTGCTTGAAATTGATTCAACCACTCTTTAAAATGATTTAATCTTCTATATGGTGAATAATCTTTAATCTGTTTATCTTCATCTAATATAATTGTATCAACATCACCGCAACATGGGCATATATATGAACTTTCAGATGTTACTAGTATTTTTTCAATATTACATTCATTGCAATACTTAATTCTTTTAGTTCCATCGTCATGATTAATTCTTGTACCATCTATTCTTTGACAGTATTTTTCTAACAATATCGCTTTTGATGTCATTTTATTGTCATCAGTTGTAATATTTTGTTGTTTGTTACTTAAAAGGTCTAAAATATTATAACTATCTTTAATAAGAATATCATTTTCATTAATACTATAATAATTTGTTATTAAATCACCAGCATTATCATAATAATCCATTTCCTCATGAGTAATTTTATTTAATTGTAACTCATAATGTTCTTTCTTATCTAATAAAATGGCTCTCTTATTTATATCTTTAAATGTAAAATTATATCTATGAGTGTCTATATCTTCTATTTCTTTATCAATTTTAATAATTTCTAATTTAATATTATCAACTTCTTTTTTATTATTAGATAAATATTTAACCATATTTTTGTGTTTATTATCTAATGTATTTAATTCCTTAGCAGAATGCTTTGCTGCCTGTTTATTATCTTTATATTTACTATTATTAAACATCACTAATAATTATTTTTGATATGACTAATATCGGCAAAATTACTTTAAATAAAAAATTTTGATTTTTTACAAAAAAATGTATAAATTTTTTATTTTTATCAAAATTTTGTAAAAAATAATATAGGAATTTTTATTTCGTTTTTTTATAAATAATTATTTATAAAAATTTTTTCTTATATAAAGTATAATATAATATGGGTGGTGGTTTAATGCAGTTAGTCGCTTATGGCGCACAAGATGTTTACCTTTCTGGTAATCCTCAAATTACTTTCTTCAAAGTTGTATATCGTCGTCATACCAACTTTGCCGTAGAACCTATTCCTCAAACTTGGAATGGTGTTGGTGATTTCGGCCGCACCGTTACATGCAACATTAATCGCAATGGTGATTTAATCACTAATATGTACTTGTATGTTACACTTGCTGATACCACTGGTACTAATGGTGTTGTTAATAGTTCTAATGTTGTTGTTCCATGGGGCTATGTCCGTCGTCTTGGTCACGCTCTTGTCCAAATGTACAAGGTTGAAATTGGTGGCTCCCTTATTGACCAACAATATGGTGATTGGTTAAACATCTGGTATGAGCTTACTCATAAAACTGGTCAAGAGCGTGGTTATTCTCGAATGATTGGTGATACTCCTTATATGCGTAAAATTGATGCTGCTGGTAAAACTTCATCAGTTTTATATGTTCCTTTCCAGTTCTGGTTTAATCGCAACAATGGTTTAGCTCTTCCTTTAATTGCTCTTCAATACCATGATGTTCGTATTACATGCACATTACGTGACCGCATGAGCTGTGTCAATGTTCTTGGCAACCAAGCTAATACACAAAATAAATTCCAAAACTCGCAAGGTATGAATGACTGCAGTTTATTAATTGACTATGTTTACCTTGATTCTGAGGAGCGCAAGCGTTTTGCTCAAGCTTCTCATGAATACCTTATTGAACAACTTCAATTTACTGGTTCTGAGGCTCTTGTATATTCTGCCAAATACCGTCTCAATTTTAACCACCCATGTAAGTTTTTATTATGGGCACCCCATTTCCAACGCTACAATACTGGGTCACAATGGTTAGGCTATGCTACTGATGGTGACTGGAAATCTGCCAAAGACCGTTTTGCCAAATATTTAGCTGCTGCTTGTACTGGTTCTCTTTTTGTATCTCTTAATGCTACTGGTACCAGCAAAATAACAATATCTGTTGATGGATCAGGTGACATTAGTCCAAATCCTGATTCAATTACCACTGCATCGCCTGGTGAGATTGTCGACCTCGCTAATATTAGCAATGGTGTATATGGTAATGTTGCTAATGCTGCATCTGCTCTCAAATGGGCTGCTACACCTAGCACAAATGTTATATATAACTTATTATCAAAGATAGATGTTAAAGCAATTTTACAACAAGGTAGTGCAACTATATCTGGTGTAGTTGCAGTTACTACTGCTGGTATTAATGATTTATTAGTTCAATTTGAACGTAATACTATTGTTACTCGTAATGATTTAACTATGGAAGATATTTCTCTTAACGTTAATGATTTAGTAAACTTAATTGAAACTGGTAACCTTTCTCAATCAGATTCTTCTGTTGGTGCATCTGCAGTATCTTTATTACAAGCAGCTGGTATTAATGCTGTTGACTATTTCAACTATGGTAACATGGTTGATTGTACTGATAATCCTCTCTACACTGGTAAATTACAACTTAATGGCCATGACCGTTTCCAAGACCGTGATGGAAACTACTTCAACTATGTACAACCTTATCAACATTTCAGCAACACCCCTGCTGATGGTATTAATGTATACAGTTTCGCCCTCAAGCCTGAAGACCATCAACCCACTGGTACATGCAACTTCTCCCGTATTGATAATGCAACCCTCTTAGTTGATGTTGGTGTTTACAATAGATCATTAGCCACTGTGAGCTCAAATGATGCTAACTCATTCAAAGCTCGTACTGGATATGTTTCAAATTCAAACTCTACTCTTAACATCTACACTGTCAACTACAATGTGTTACGTGTTATGTCTGGTATGGCTGGTACGGCATACAGCAATTAATCAAATTGCAAACTTTTTCCTTATATTTTACATCTAAATAATTATAATAAAATTTATTTTTATTATAATCATAAAATAAAAATTTATCAAAAAATTGATTTTACTTTAGTTTAAAGAGTAATTTTATTATACTAATAATGGAAAGTAAAATTATTAAGCAATGTGGGTCTGATTATATTTTGGCTGATAAAGTTAAAATATCTTTTGACCATATTATAAAACTTGTAAA